CTGTTCTGTTGAGATTTCGTGCTTACGCATGAGCAACATCTTTAGTCAAATTGCACAACGATTTTGAAGGAGAGACGAAAAGTGGCGAAAAAGGTAGAAAAAGTCAGAAAAAGTCTTATCCGTCAGCTGGAAGCAAAAAATGCCTGCCTGGATCACTTCATTGGTCTGGTGAATGACTACTGCTTCTATTTTGAAACAGTAGAAGACATGAAAAAGGACATCCTGGACAGGGGACTGACCTATACCACCGTATCTGCTGCTGGTAAGGAGTATGAAAAAGACAATCCTGCTGTAAAACTGCTGCCCGGATACACAAGACAGATGCTGCAGATCCTCAAGGACCTGGGGCTTACCACTGCCAATGTGCAGGTAGAGGAGGATGATGAGCTGTGACACACCGGATCCAGGACTATATTGATCTGGTCAGGTCCGGAAAATATCCTGTGTGTGAAGAACAGCACCTGCTGTGTGATCTGGTGGAGGCAGAATTAAGATCCGGAAGGGTTTATGTCAATGAAGAACAGCTAGAAAAATATTTGAGTTATCAGAAATACTTTCCTTATGACCTCTTTCCATGGGAGGTCTTTTGTTTTGCCCTGCATAACTGTGTGTACTGGAAAGATTCTGATCAGCTCCGGTGGCCTATGCTGATGATCTACATCGGCAGAGGTGGTGGGAAGAACGGATACCTTGCTTTTGAGGACTTCTGTCTGCTGACATCCACTAACGGCATCCAGAAATACCACATTGACATCTTTGCAATGTCAGAAAAACAGGCCAAGGCCTCCTGGCAGGATGTCTATGATGTCCTGGAAGCTAACAAGAAGAAGATGGAGAAGCACTTCCGATGGACTAAGGAGCTGATCTTGAACACTGACACCAATAGTGAGTTCTGCTTCAATACATCTTCACCTAAGACCAAGGACGGTTTCCGGCCCGGCAAGGTTGATTTTGATGAAGTCCATGCCTATGAGAACTATAAGCTCATGGATGTAGCTACCACCGGCCTTGGTAAGGTCCCAAGGCCCAGGAGGACATACATCACTACAGACGGCCTGGTCCGTGGTGGTGTGTTGGATGACCTGAAGAGCAAGATGAAGAAGATCCTCACTGGTGAGAAGGCTGATAACGGATGGCTGCCATTCTTCTGTCATGTGGAGAGTGAGGAAGAGATCAAAGATCCTGCAATGTGGTATAAGGCCAATCCATCACTGCAGTACCTTCCACACCTGCTTTATGAGATCCAGATGGAGTTCGCTGATTACCTGGATGATCCTATTGGCAACATCAGCTTCTCTACTAAGAGAATGAACTTCCCACCAAAGGCAGGGGAGGACAACATCACCACATGGGACAATGTGCTGGCCACCAATCAGGAGATCGACCATGATGAGCTCCGGGGCAGGTCCTGTTTTGCCGGGATCGACTACATGAGCACTACGGACTTTCTCTCAGCAGGCCTCCTGTTTAAGTTTGAGGATAAGACAGTGTGGATCACGCACACCTGGGTGTGCAGGCAGAGCAGAGATCTCAAGAAGATAAAGGCTCCTCTTGAGCAATGGGAGGCCATGGGCCTGCTGACGTTCGTGGATGCTCCGGAGATCCCTGCAGATCTTCCGGCCTGCTGGCTCCGGCTGAAGGAATCTGAGCTTGGATGCAACATCATTGGTGTGGGGATCGACCAGTACCGTTATCAGATGGTCCGGAATGCCCTGGAAGCACAAGGATTCATCTGGGATAAGAAATACGGAGACATTTACCTGCTTCGGCCTTCCAATGAAATGCAGGTGGCACCTATCATCACATCCGAGTTCGTGAACGGTGTGCTGGTGTTCGGTGACAATCCGCTGATGCGCTGGGCAGTGTGGAATTCCAAAATGGAAGTCTCTAAGGTGGGCAATATTACATACGGTAAGATTGAGCCACACAGCCGGAAGACAGATCCATTCAAGGCATTCGTGGCAGCAGAGTGTGTTGCCCTGATCCTGGCTGAAGATGGATCTGACATAGAGACTGAATATGAATCAGAATTTGGAACCAATGGAGTAATGACATTTTGAGGAGGGAGAGATGTGAGTTTCAGAAGCTGGCTGGCAAGTGTCTTTGCCAACGTGGATCCGGATGACGATGGAGTCAGACACATCTCAGTCCGTGATTTCAAGAGAAAAGAAACAGAGTTCTGTATTGATGCCTATGCAATCTTTACGGTGATTGATTTTGTGGCAACGCTGATGAGCAATGTGGAGCTGCAAACCTACTACAACGGCCGTCTGACAGAGGAGAAGGAGTGGTACAGGCTGAACATTAAGCCTAACATCAATCAGAATGCCAAGGACTTCTGGAAGGAGTTCTGGTGCAAGCTCCTCTACTACGAAGAGGTGCTTGTGGTCCCTGTGGGGGAGCAGCTGATCATAGCGGATGCTTTTACACATCATCCTGAGTTTGCCGTCAAAGAAGATTTCTTTGAGGGAGTGAGCCGGGGTGATTTTTCGTTTAACCGGACATTCCGTGCCAGTGAGGTGTTCTACCTCCGGTACTCCACCATCGAGATCAGCCGGACACTGAAGTCAATGATGAATCTCTATGGTGATCTGATCGAACATGCAGCGGATGTCTACAGCGGATCCGGAGGAGAGAAGGGTATCCTCAATGTCAATTCCGCTGCCACTGGTCCGGAAGATTTTGAAAAGAAGTACGGTGACTGGATCAACAACCGGTTCAAGTCCTACTTCAGTGCCAACAACGCTGTAATGCCTCTTTTCCGTGGTATGACCTACACCGGCAAACATGAGAGCATTGACAGTGAGTCTTCCCAGAACATCAATTCCATGCTGGATGCAGCACTTGGCCGGGTGGCCAATGCGTACAAGGTGCCTCCTGCTGTACTCCGTGGTGAGGTGGCTGGTATGTCCGATGCATTCAATGTGCTCCTGACCAGCTGCGTGGATCCTTTAGCATCCATGCTGGCCTGTGAGCTGACGGCTAAGGAATTTGATCAGAAGGCAGCATCCAATGGATGCGTGATCAAGGCCTTCACAAACAACATTAAGCATACCGACATCTTTGATGTGGCTGTGAACTTTGACAAGCTCTTTGCAGATGGATTCAGCCACAACGAACTGTGTCGTTTGTTAGGAATGCCTGAGATTGATGAGCCTTGGGCAAACCGGCATTTCATAACCAAGAATTATGCAGATGCTGCTGATCCTGAAGGAAAGGAGGTGAAGAACAGTGAAGAAACATAATCCTAAGATGATGTTGCATCTGGAACCGCACCAGTCCATCCCCAACACATATGACATGTATCTGTACGATGATGTTAAGGCCAGGGGACGTTTTGACTGGAAGACATGGACAGAGCTGGAGTCTGAGACATCCGCTAAGTACTTCCGTGATCAGCTTGCAGGAATTCCTGCCGATGCAACAATCAATCTCTACATCAATTCCAATGGTGGAGAGGTCAAGGAAGGCGTGAGCATTTACAACCAGCTCAAGCGACATGGTGCCACTGTCAATGGAGTTGTGGACGGCAATGCTTACAGCGTAGCGTTCCTGATTCTCATGGCATGTGACCACAAGGTCATGAACCTTGGTACATCCGCACTGGTGCACAACATGTGGACCATCTGCATGGGTAACGCCAATGATCTTCGTAAGGAAGCGGATGACCTGGATAAGCTCATGGAGTCCAACCGTCAGATCTTCCTTGAAGCAGCCGGCGGTAAGCTCACAGAGGAAAAGCTGATCGAGATGATGGATGCTGAGACATTCCTCACTCCGGATGAGTGTCTTGCATATGGCTTTATCGATGAAGTCAATCATGAGATCGTACCGGAACCTGCTCCGGGTCCGGATGACGATGACGAAGTTGATGATGACCTTGAGCAGCTCAGAGCGGAGAATGAGCAGATGAAAGCTCAGCTCAGAGAGCTGCAGCAGAAGGTTCAGTCCCTTGAGGAACCTGTACAGGTATCCATGGCTCCGGAAGTAGTCCAGGATCTTGTATCCAGATATTTCAAGTAACAACCAACCAAGTGATCAAGTAATAACCAAGTACTTCAAAAGTAAAGGAGAACAACAAATGATTAATCTTGATATTCTTCAGCAGAAGAGAGCAGCTATCACACAGTCCCTCTCTGATGCAATTGCAAAGAACGATGAAGCAGCGGTCCAGCAGGCTCTTGAGAGCCTCTCCGGATTCTATTCTGAGATGATCACCGGCCAGATCAACGGCGTTATGGAAGATCTCGACAGAACTATCCTTGCAGGCCGTGGCGTTCGCCAGCTGACTAGCCAGGAGACCAAGTATTACCAGGCTGTGATCAATGCTATGAAGGCATCTGATCCCAAGCAGGCAATTGCCAATATCGATGTCGCTTTCCCTCAGACAGTTATCGATACTGTCATTGAGGATATCATCGCAGAGTTCCCGCTCCTCAATGCGGTAGACTTCGGTGATACAGCGACCATCACGAAGATGATTTACAACACTCAGGGTGTGCAGAAGGCAACCTGGGGTGCTCTCGGCCTTGGCAAGGACGGCGTGTCCGAGCTTACCGGCAACATCGCAGAGATCGACCTGGCATTTGCGAAGCTTTACGCTTACATGGTCGTCAACCAGGATATGCTTGACGCAGGTCCGGCATGGGTAGACAGATATGTCAGAGGCATCCTTGTAGAAGCTCTCGGCCTCGGTGCTGAAGACGGTATCGTCAAAGGCACCGGCGTTAATCAGCCTATCGGCATGATCAAAGACGGAACCACTGATTCTACCAGCCATGAGTATAATGATCAGACCGTGACTGCTCTGACAGAGATCACTCCCACCACAATCGGTGCGCTGGTCGGCGGCATGGCAGTAACAAGGACCGGAAGACCTCGCAAGGTCAACGGCCTGATCTTTGTCTGCAACCCTGTAGACTATTACACCAAGGTTATGCCTGCAACCACAGTACAGGGTCCTGATGGCGTTTATCACAATGACGTCTTCCCTGTCCCCTGCACGATCATTCAGTCCACTGCGCTCGATATCGGCAAGGCAGTGTTTGGAATCGGCAAGCAGTACTTCTACGGCATGGGTCTGCCTAAGGGTGGCAAGCTTGAGCACGATGACAGCACTCTGTTTCTCGAGGATAAGAGGGCGTACAAGATCAAGTTCATCGGCAACGGCATGCCGAAGGATTTCAACTCCTTCAAGTATCTTGATATCAGCAACCTGAAGCCTCAGTACTTCCGCACGAAGACTGCAGGCTAAGATCTGACAGAAGGAGGCCCGGATGGATTACTTTTTTGAAATAAAGAACTATCTGGACATTACCTTCACGGATGAGGATGTTGATCAGAAGCTCTTGGGTGTATGCGAAAGAGCAGAATCATATCTATCCAAAGTAGCTGGGACCAGCCTCACGTTCTCCAAGAATATGGAGGACAAGAGTCTGCTCCAGCTGCTTTTTGATTGTATACGGTACATCTGGTGTGGTGCTCTTGATGAATTTGAGAAGAATTATGCAGATGACTTGTTTGCACTCCGTGCCAATATGCATGTGGCACTGATGGAGGACGGAGAATGAAGGCAAAGATGAAAAATGTGCGTCCAAGCTACAATGACGGTGTTGTTACTGTCTATGAGAACAAGGCTGAGAACCGTACATCCTTCAATGCCGTGAATAACGCTGACAGCATGGATGATCTTGAAGAGATCGTTAAACTCCGGTTCTGTACTGAGTCAAAACGTGAATCTGACATTGAGTTTGCAGAAGCGCACACCAGGACACTGTCTCTTAAAGTCAGCACTCCTCTGCATCGTGCTGTAAAGTCTCAGCACTATGCAGTGGTGGGAACGATGTTGTACACGCTGTACAACGTTGATTTTGATGAATCTGAGGACAGGATGTACCTGTACATGGAGGAAGTGAGGGATCTGTCAGATGAGTAACAGCATACTTGACCGTATCGAAAAAACACTGACAAAGCTGTCCACTGAACATGAGGTGAAGATGGAGGGTGTCTTCTATGGTGCCTGTACTGAATCAAAGCTCAGCAAGTGGAACTATTTTGTGTTCAATCGTGGCAAGACAACCAAGAACAACAACGGCACCAGGACAGATCTGCAGACCACATATGAGGTCCACATTGTCCATGAGGGTCATGTGCCGGAAGGGTATGTCAAAGATGTCATTGATGCGCTGCAGGCCCAGGATGAGCCTGGCACAAAACTGAAGCTGAACAATGATGACATCACCTATGATTATACCTTCAAACAGAACACTAACATGGTTGTAGAGGTTGCTACGATCACATTCTATCATCCTGAGAAGAGGTGCTGACATGGGCACTATTGATAACCTGATGCCTTACTGGGGACAGTGGGACATATTTGATGCCGGAGACATGGAAGAGTTCACCAGTCTGATGGATCAGTATGGTGACGCAGCTCAAAGAGTGGTCAACGATGTCCTGCACAAGGAAGGTGCTCAGGAGATCAAGAAGGAGATCACACATCTGCTGCCGGCATCCGGGAGAAACTGGAAAGGCAAGGGAGCTTCAGCAAGATCCGCAATGCCTGGTAAGTTTGCTCAGGATGATGATCTGCTGGCCGTAACTATTGCAGCCAGGGGAAAGTACCACTACTTGTATTTTCCGGATGATGGTTCAAATACAAGGAAACATGTGGGAAATCAGAGATTTATGAAAAAGGGTGCTGAAAAGGCAACGTCAAAAATTATTGATCTGTGTCTTGGAAAGCTAATTACATGAGGAGGAGATAACAATGGCAATTACATCCGCTGATGTTTACAGCTATTTTGAAGCAGACCAGCTGGCCATCAAGGTAGCTGGTGACAATGCCTACACCAGAGATGACTGCATCGGATCCATTGAGGTGGAGAGGGAGACCAAGACGGTCACCAAGTCCTGCAGAGGTGTAGTCAAGAAAAGAAAAACCAAGCCCACTGGCAACGGCACGATCACGCTGAAGATGCATATCAAGCTGGCCCTGTATCGCAGACTGCATGCGATGACCAACGAAGGCCTGCAGCCCGGTGTGTATGCGTTTGATAATACCGTAGCGATGCCGGAGGCATCCATCACGGCCAGAGTCAAGGATGAGGATGACAACATCATGTTCCTTGGCTATCCCAGATGCAAGGTTGAGGAGATCAACAAACTCAGTATTGAGAATGGTGCTGAGGAAGTGGCAGAAGTAGAGATGAAGCTGTCCTACATGCCTGATGACTACAACAAGGGTGAATATCAGGCACTGGCAGATGAGCTGACCGGGACTGTCCTTACACCGTCCACATGGATGACTGACTTCAGCTCTGAGGCTGCTCAGCTTGATGGTGAATAAGAATCTTTGAATCACTGGTGAGACTCTTCTGAGTGTCACCAGTTCAATTTATGTGGAGGAATACCATGAGTTTAAAGCCTACGTTTTATGATTTCGCTCTCACTGACGGCAGAGTTGTCCAGGTGACAAGAAATTTTGCCGGACTCTACATGCTCAAGGCTTACGATCCGGCGCTGTATGAGAAATCTCAGGCGTACAACCACAAGGACAAAGGATACAAAGCGGATGACCTGGAGAATGCCGGAGTGATCTACGCAGCCTATGTGACTGCCACATTGGTGAACAACAGCATCAAAAAGAGTGCCGGTACACCTGAGGATCCCATCATGGAGGAGATCGAATTCTTCAGCCTGATGCCCAGTGACATGTATGTCATCGGAAACATCCTGAAGAAGCTCTTTGGTGATGAGAAAAAAAAAGCGGATTCCAAGAGGCATTTCGCAAAGCTACAGTCCAGAAAGTAGGAAGAAAGACAAAGGTCCCGGAATTCCCACTTGAAGACATTGAAGATTACTACACCTACTATGTGCAGATCATGGAGCTTCCGGAAGACATCTTCTGGAATGCGGAGATCCCATTTCTGGACAGGATCATAGACAACAAGGTTGCCTATGACGGCTGGGTGAGCAGTGTGATGGAGAAAGAAAGGGAAAAGATCCGTGGCAAGAAATGAAGCAAAAGTTAAGTTTACAGCTGACACAAGGGAGCTGACATCACAGATCCAGGCTTCCAACAGTGCCATGAAGATGCTGAATGCCACGATGAAGCTGAACCAGGCAGAGTTCAGAAACAGTGGCAACCAGACAGAGTTCCTGAAGAACAAGCAGAAAATCCTTCAGGCAGAGCTGGAGACGAACAGGATCAAGCAGGAGGCACTGTCCGGCAAGGTGGAAGCTGCCAAGGCCATCTATGGAGAAAACAGTGCAGAGGTCCAGAGCTGGATCACAAAGCTGACTCAGGCCAAGACGGAACAGCAGAACCTGCAGACACAGCTGGATCAGTGCAACAGGGAGATCGAGGAACAAGCGAAATCAGAGCAGCAGGCTCAGACTCCGCTTGAGCAGTTGAACACTAAGATCTCCGAGCAGAAGTCACAGCTGGAGAAGCTGAAAACAGAATATAAGAATGTGGCTCTGGAGCAGGGCACCGGATCCCAGGAAGCCCAGGAGCTGAAGGCTAAGATAGATGAGCTAAATGGTGAGCTGAATGAGAATGAGTCCAAGCTGAAGGATGTTGACAGTGCTCTGGAGAATGCAGGTGATGAAGCTGAAAGATCAGCTAATGGTGGATGGAGCGTCATGAACCAGGTTGTGGCAGACCTGGCCACCAACGCTATTCAGTCAGCTATTCAGAAGCTGAAGGATTTTGGCAAGGCAGTCATGGACCTTGGCATTGACTTCTCCTCCAGCATGTCCAATGTCCAGGCTATATCCGGGGCAACCGGAGAAGAGATGGGACAGCTGGAGCAGAAGGCCAGAGATCTTGGGGCCACTACAGTGTACTCGGCAAGTGATGTGTCTGATGCCTTTGGTTACATGGCCATGGCCGGCTGGGACACGCAGCAGATGATGGACGGTGTTTCAGGTGTGCTGAACCTTGCAGCATCTTCCGGAGAAGATCTGGCCACAACATCTGATATTGTGACAGATGCGCTGACTGCTTTTGGTATGGAGGCAGGGGATGCCGGAAGGCTTGCAGATGTTATGGCTGCAGCTTCCAGCAATGCCAACACCAACGTGTCTATGCTGGGTGAGTCCTTCAAGTATGTGGCACCTGTGGCAGGTGCTCTTGGCTTTTCTGCTGAGGATACGTCAGTTGCACTTGGTCTTATGGCCAACAGTGGTATCAAAGCATCTCAGGGTGGCACAGCACTCAGGACGATACTCACCAATCTGTCAAAACCCTCTAAGGATGTTGAGACAGCCATGTCTGCACTTGGCATCAGCTTGACAGACGATGAAGGCAACATGAAGAGCCTTAGAGATGTCATGGGTGATCTCCGGTCTGGCTTTGGGGATCTGATGATCTCCGGTGATGAGTTCACTGATACGCTGATCAGCATGAACTCAGATCTTGAAGCAGGGAACATCACCCAGAAAGAATATGACGATGAACTGGAACTGCTTGCAGAGAGAGCCTTTGGTGCAGAAGGTGCTGAGAAGGCACGCTATGCAGCCATGTTGGCCGGTAAGGAAGGAATGTCCGGTCTGCTTGCTATCGTGAATGCTTCTGAAGAGGACTACCAGAAGTTGACAGATGCCATTGATAACAGCACAGGGGCTGCACAGGGGATGGCCGACACGATGAATGACAACCTTGGTGGAGACATCAAGGAACTGAACTCAGCCTTGGAGGAACTGCAGCTGAAAATCTATGACAGTGTGCAGCAGCCAATGAGGGACATTGTACAGTTCATTACCGGATCCGTGATTCCGGCAGCTACACAGGTGCTGCAGTTTATCCAGCAGCATTCTACAGCGTTTGGGATCCTTGCAGGGGCAATTGCCGTTATTGTGGCCGGTATCGGATTATACAATGCGGTCCAGGCGGTAAAGGCTGCCATGAATGCAGCAGAAGCTGCTTCACTTGGTGCTCTGATAGTAGCGCAGATCTCGGCCACGGCCACAGCATGGGCAGCGGTCCTTCCATACATTGCTATTGTGGCAGCGATCGCTGCCGTGATCGCAATCATAGTGATCTGTGTAACTCGCTGGGATCAGATCAAGCAGAAGGTGACAGAGGTGGCCACAACGGTGAAGACCAAAGTCACACAGGCATGGAACAATCTGAAGACCAATATGAGCAACGTCATGGACAGCATCAGATCTAAGGTGCAGAGTGCATGGCAGACAATCAAGACCAACATTATCAATCCGGTACAGGACGCTTACAACAATGTTACTCAGAAGATCTCAGATCTGAAGAGCAAGATTGAAGAGAAGATCAACGACATCAAGAGCAAGGTACAGGAAACCTTCCAGAGCATCCGGGAGAAGATGGAGAGCCCTATCCAGGCTGCCAAGGATACTATTGATGGCATCATCAGCACCATCAAAGGATGGTTCCCTTTGAGCATTGGCAACATCTTCAGCAATCTGAAGCTGCCACACTTCTCCATCAGTGGAGAGTTCTCACTGAATCCTCCATCCATTCCACACATTGGTGTTGACTGGTATGCCAAGGGTGCTGTCTTTGATGCAGCCACTATCATCCCGACACTGTACGGACTGAAGGGAGTAGGTGAGAAGGAGCCGGAGGCCGTGTCTCCGGTCAGCGTCCTGCAGAGCTACGTTGGTGCAGCTGTCCAGCGGTTTGTGCCTCAGATCGACTATGATCTGCTGGCTGAGAAGGTAGCATGGGCATGTGCAAAGATGCACATCAGCATTGACGTGGACAAGAGGCAGCTTGGCAGAGTAGTGAGGGAGGTGGTGACGTGACACTGTACTATGAAGGATCAGACGGATCCAGGATAGATCTCATGGGTGATGGGATCTATGCACAGGATCCTGAGAACCTTACCAAGACTGAGTGGAAATACAGCACCATCTCAGGTGTCAACGGCATCGGAAGGGTGAAGCGGTTCTACAAAGACACACAGGAAGCCACATTAACACTTGGGATCATGGCTGACAACGCTGATCAGTTCAATGAGATCATGTACAGGCTGCACCGGACCTTTGACAGGGACATCCGGAGGCTGAAGCCTGGGAAGCTGTGGTGGAATGACTGGTGCAAAGAGGTCTTTGCTGTAGAGACATCTCAGGACAGCTTTGATGAGCTTTTTGAAGCGGTAGACAAAGATGTGACATTCATTTCTGTCTATCCGTACTGGGTGAGGTACATTACCTATCAGTATGATGCAGATAATCATGCAGAGGCTGCCGGTGGACTGGACTATGATCATGATTTTGATTTTGACTATGGTCTTGAGGAGATAACGGAAGTAGTCCAAAACAACTGCATTGACGCTGCCAACTTTGAGCTGAAGTTCTATGGCCCTATTGATAATCCATCTGTCACTATCGGTGGTCATGAGTATGAAGTGCTCACCACACTGGCTGACGGTGATTATCTCACGGTCAATTCCCTCACCAAGAAGATCCTGCAGTATGACGCTTATGGGAATGTGGAGAATGTCTTCCATTTAAGGAACAGAGACTCCTACATTTTCCAGAAGATCCCGGAGGGTGAGATTCCTATTCTGAGGAGCAAGGATCATATGCTGGACATTACTATCTTTGATGAGAGGGGTGAGCCTGAATGGATCTGATCTATGCGGATGAGACCAGGAAGGACATAGGTGTGATCAACTCCTATGATCTGGATATGGCATATGGAAAAGATGAGAATGACTTCACCTGCAGCGTGGACAGATCAGACCACTGCTGCAGGGAGGGGTTTTATATTTACGCTGAAGGCACTGAGTATGGTGGCATTGTGGACAGTATCAAAGTGGATACAGAAAACGATGCGATCACATACAAGGGCCGGACGTGGCATGGAGTCCTGGAGAAAAAAGTGATCTGTCCGGATCCCGGAGATGACTATCTGGTGGTGACCGGTGAAGCCAATGCAGTGCTGCAGGAGATCTTTGAGCGGATCGGCCTGTCCGGTCTCTTTGCAGGATCCTCTGAGGACAGCGGTGTAGAGATCAGCAATTACCAGTTTCCCAGGTATGTCTATGCTTATTCGGCCATCCGGAAGATGCTGAAGGAATATGACCTGAAGCTGAATCTGACATGGCATAACGGCATGATCATTGCATCATGTGAACCTATCTATGACTACAGTCAGGATGAGGAGTTTGACACGTCACAGGTGGACTTCACGATTGAGAAGAACTACAGGCCTGTGAATCACATGATCTGCCTTGGCCAGGGTGACCTGAAGGACAGGGCTGTGATCCATCTCTTCACGGATGAGGCAGGAGGCCTGCAGGATTACCTGGTGGATCCGGACGCTGATCCGGTGGAGGATGCGGACTACATCCTGGATACATCTCAGCAGATCCTGACTGATCAGGATGAAGTTGTAGAGCTCTATGACGTGCCCAATGCTGAGATCACCACAAATTATGTGCAACTGACAGACCAGCCGGATGACTGGGAGAGCAACTGCACAGCCTACTTCTACTATGATGCTGACGAGCAGCAGGAAGGTGGAGAGGAGCTGGACGCTGGTGGTGAATATAAGCAGGTGGAGCTGGAGGATGTAGGATACATGCTGCAAGCCTTCCAGCCTGCTGACTGGTCAGGCAACTATGATGACTACTATGTCTATAACGCCAGCACGGATCAGTATTCCCATGTGGCAGGGGCAGCTACTTACCAGCTGCTGACAGCCAAGCCGGGGAACTGGCCCAAGGGTTACAGCAAGTACTTCAAAAAGTCCGGGAGCTCTTATACAGCTGTGAAGGGTGTGACCACAACCAAGTACACAAGGCAGAAGAAGCAGCCGTCAGATTGGAAGAAGAACTATGGAAAGTACTACTACTTCTATTCGGACGGTGTGGTGTCTGAGCACAGGACGATCCCAGGAGTCACATACTACTCCTACAAGAGGCAGACCAGGAAGCCCACAGACTGGGCTACAAACTACGGATCCTACTTCCGGAGGGCTACAGCCAAGGAGCTGAAGAAGAAAAAGTCCCAGAAGTGGTATGCCGTAGAAAAGACCAAGAAGAACAAGGTCCCCACATGGAAGGCCAAAAAGTACTACACACGCTACTCACACCAGAAGGCTCCTGCATGGAAGACCGGTGCCAAGTACACACGCACTGACACCACAAAGGCTCCTACATGGGCAGCCAATACCTACTATCAGAAGAAGGGAACGTCAGCCCCTGCATGGGCAGCCAATACCTACTACACAAAGGTGGATCTGAAGATCCCTCCTGAGTGGGTGAGCGGTAAGTTCTTCCGGCAGGCTTTTGACAGGTATGCGGTCATGGTGGCCGGGGCCATTGAGAAGCTGGAAGAGTACAGTGCAGCGGATGAGCTTGGCATTGACCTGGAAGAAACTGACCAGGTCTATGATGTCGGTGACATCGTAGGCACAAGGGAAGAGGTCACCGGCATGGAGGCCATCCAGGAAGTAGTGAAAAAGATCATAACTATTAAGAATGATGACATTGTCATCAGATATGAGGTGGATTGATATGGCTATTGAATTGGTAACCGGGCACTCCGGTGAAGACCATGTATCATCTGCAGATACCGGCCGGTTCAATGCCGGTGTCTGTGGAACAGGTAAATATGTACTTGCCACAGGATCACAGTTTGCCTACACCATCGTGTCAGCAAATCAGATCAATATTGCATCCGGTGATGCGGTGAACCAGGGCAGGCACATCATCATCCCTCAGAACACATATGAGAGTGCAGCCATCCAGAACGGCACGAATGGCAAGACCAGGATTGATGTCATTGCTCTCAGATACAGCAAGGTATCTTCCGGAGGATCCACCATTGAGACTGCAGAGTTGGTGGTCATCAAGGGTGCAGAGGTCAATGTGGGATCTGTTCCTACGGTGCCGGCAGTGGCAAGTGGCAACATCTTTGCAGGAGCTGCACAGGATGACATGCCTCTTTACCAGGTCCTGATCACAGGCACCAGCATCACATCCGTGACTAAGGTCTTTGACGTGATCAGATCCCTGTCCACTATGGCAGACATGATCTATCCTGTTGGATCCATCTACATGAATGTCAGTGATGTAAATCCCGGCAGTCTGTTTGGTGGGACATGGGAGCGGATCCAGGGGAGATTCCTCCTGGGAGCTTCCTCCGGTCATGCTGCAGGATCCACTGGTGGAGCTGAGACGGTCACACTGACCGCTGCCCAGCTGCCGGCACACACGCACAGCATGCCGGCACACACGCACAGTGTGCCTAATCATGTACATACAGTTCCGGCACATACGCACACAGCCACTACGGCCAGCGCAGGATCGCATAGCCACCGTGTGGCACACAGCAAGCTGGCCGGATCGGGGACAGCCAGATGGGCTGCACAGTCCTCTTCAAGTGGAAATTCATATGCGTCATCCTCTGAGGGAGCACATACGCACAAGGTCACCGTGAACAGCAAAGATGCATTCAGTACTACATCTTCCGGATCATGTACCACAGGATCCACATCCGGCACATCTGGAAGCACCGGAAGCGGCAGTGCTGTCAGTATCATGCCTCCCTTCCTGGCTGTGTACATCTGGAAGAGGACAGCATGAGGAAGGAGGTAAAAAATGTCTGATACTTGGACAGCTATTGCCGGTTACAGTACCGGTGAGTATACAGACACAATGGTGTTTGAGGTTGACTATGACACCAAGAAGCTGCAGAAGATCTCCGGCCAGACTCTGGTAGCCGGAGAGGAAAATTCACAGTACATCCGCTTCACAATGCCCAGGTACTGGGATGGGATTGACATCTCAGACAAGATCATCAAGGTGATCTATCAGCTCACTGATCAGTACTTTGGCAAGTCGGAGGTGATCAATGGTGAGATGACTGAGGATGCTGTCAGATTCGGCTGGGTGGTTCCCAAAACGGCCTGCTGTGTCAGTGGCACTCTCCTTTTTGTGATCGTGGTGAGCGGTGAGAACTATGTGCTGAAGATTCAGATCACGGAAGTTCCTGTGGTTAATAGCCTTGATCCTGAGGGTGACATCCCTGAGCCCACCAGGGAAGCCTGGTACATTGAGTTCCAGAACCGCATGGAATCGGTCCTCACTGAAGCTGAAGAGACGCTTGGTGACGCAAGGACTTATGCGGAGCAGTCGGAAGCATCTGCAAACGCTGCCGCCAACATCAAGGAAAATGTGGACAGCACCAGTGACCGGCTGGATCAGGCACTGGATGATCTGCAGGAAGCACTGGAGCAGGTGGGAGTCAACAAGGTCAATATTGCCACTGTGGTGGCAAGGCTCAACCAGATGGTGTCTGACTATGATGCATCTACTGAGACAGAGATCCTGGACGCAAGGGTAGGTCACAACGGTGTCACATACGGCAGTATGGGAGAGGCCATCCGTGGCCAGTTTGATGAGCTCAGGGTGTATGTAGACAGTGAAGGCTATGTATGCCAGAACAGCAGTACATAAGGAAAGGAGGTAACCAATGAGAGGATATGTAGACGGTAAGTGGTACGAGGACATGTCCCAGGCTCCGGACCTTGGATCTATCCGGTGTGTAGACAATAAAGGCATGATCAGATCATACCATGGCCTGTCAGCAGACAAGCAGAAGCTCTTGCTGATCGACTATGTAGAGACCGGCTCTTCCTGCTTCATGCAGGACAGCGGTGACATCTACTTCTATAACAAGAGCACAGGTAAGTGGTACAGTCCCACAACAGGGGAGGTGGTTTCATGACACCTGAAGAAGTTTATGCAATGTTAATGGGTAAGATCAAGCTCCTTGATGCAGAGTCCATTGGTGCAGCAGTGACTGATTTCCTGCAGGACAATCCCAGTTACTTCCTGGATCTGCTGGGACTGTACAAGGACAATGAAGGATATATCTGTCAGTCATAAAGGAGGAAAAGATATATGAGCAACAGATTATTTACCGATGACACCGGGGCAGCGATCCTGGGAGCCATCAAACAGCAGACAGCCGTGCTGGCCAAGGGCAGCTCCGGACTCAAGGTAGAGTCCTATGCTGATGTACAGAGCATTGTCCGCATGGGCCTTGCTCCTGCTGTCTTTGGTGTAGGTGATGTCATTGAGGTAGGCAGGGAGACTGCAGTGCAGGCATCCCTGGGAGCCCATACAGGCATTACTGCTGTATCCGTGGCGGAAGATACCTTTGTGGCTGCCATGGATGAAGCCGGAGAAAAGGAGTATGAGATCACTTTTGACGGATCCGCATGGAAGTATGAAGGCCTTGCTATCATCCTGGCTGACTATGGTCTCAGCGTGACCGGCACTCCTGCAGAGGGTGACACCATCATTGTGGTGGAGACAGCGTCCAGCATCAACATGGTGGTCATGGACTTCATTGAGAACGGTCAGACTACCATCGGTAACATCAAACTGCATGACAAGACCAAGCAGTACGGCATGATCCTGCAGTCTGAGAAGATCCTGTACGCACTGCAGCATGATGCACCGGAAGCGTTCTATGTAGTACCTGAGGGTGGACTGACAGCCGGCACCTATCACGTCACACTGGGTGACAACTATGACACTGCCTACGGTGGTGGAGCTACATACCAGTTCACACTGACACAGGCCGTGCCGGCAGGTGGCCAGATCTCTCTTGACTGGCCTTACCAGAAGACTCCTCTGCAGGGATCCGGAGTCAAGACATGGGAGACAGCTGCAGCCACTACTCCTATTGAGACCGTGGCACCGACAGCCGGCAGCGGTGGCACTGATCTTGGTACACTGCTCATTGCAGTACAGGAGAGTGCAGGTCTTAACAGCATCCACAGGATGAGATACGGATCCAACAGATGGAGCACATCTGCTATGAGACAGCATCTCAATTCCGGCAAGGCTGCAGGATCTGTGTGGGCTCCTCAGAATCCGTGGGACAGAGCTCCTTCCTGGGTATCTTCTACAGCAGGCTTCATGCACGGTCTTGATCCTGAGTTCATCAAGGTATGTGCTGATGTAGATCTGCTGACAGCTCTCTCCACAGTAGCCGGAGACTGTACTGCAGCGGAAGGATCTGCAGGTACAGGCTTTGAGACTACCAAGGACAAGTTCTTCCTGCCTTCAAGACCGGAGGTCTTTGGTGGTGGAGACAATGCATCTGACAAGGGTGATGCATGGGAGTACTACAAGGCAAACAGTGATGTGCCGTCCGGATCCAGCAATCCGAACAATGACAGCAACCGTATCAAGGTAAATGCCTCCAACGGCAATGCTGCATACTGGTGGATGCGCTCTCCGAACGTTGGCCTTGGGAGCTATGTCCGTGGCATCAGTACTTCGGGCGGTGTCAGCCACTATTTTGCCTACAGTAGCGGCGGTGTGGCCCCAGCTTGCGTTGTGGCGTAAGCCACCAGCATCCTGGAATCTTTAATGGGCACCGACAGGTGCCCATATCCATTTAAAAATCTTTAGAAAGGAAAAGTCCTTGAAATGTCAGTAGTAGCAGGAAAACGTGGAGAAGGTGAACTGAAAGTGATCACGGTATCAGGTAATCTGTGTGACTATACTCTGCAGATCACCAACACAGAGAAGCACTTTCCAAAGAGATACAGGTGGAGCATCACCAACAGGATTGTGCAGATTACGATGGACATTGATGATCATCTGATTCATGCCAACAGCATCTTTGTGAGGCCGGATGATGATTCACTGGCCAGAAGGCAGAGATACCAGCTGGAGGCCCTGGAGCTGACGTATGTGCTGCTCCGGAACATAGACAGAGCTTACAGGAGGTTTGGAGTAGGATCCTTCAATGCGGAACACTGGACAGGCCTGATCAGAGAGCTCCAGAGGCTGATCCGTGGATGGTACAACAAGGACAAAGAGCGTTATGCAAACATTGGGTAATGGCTGTACAAGTGCCTCTCCGAACGTTGGCAATGGGAACAATGTCCGTAACATCAATACTTCGGGCAATGTCAACAACAATAATGCCAACAATAGCAACGGTGTGGCCCCAGATTGTGAGAATAGCCGGCATGGAGTAAGTGGAGATCCACAGAAACGAGTGCACTCACGCAAGGAGCGGTTATCCAGTTCATCTGAGGAAGATGACGAACATACAGACACTGATGCAGTCAGCTCCTGTGGAGCTGGTACTGCTGTAGACGGTGTTTTATCTCCAAAAGAGAAGATCTGCAGTTTTGAGGAGCTGTACAAGGCAACCTTCATCTGCAAGAGGAATGTGATGTGGAAAGACAGTGTAGCAGGATTTGTGAAGAACGCACTGCTGAACTGCCATATCCTGCACAATGAATTGATGAATGGTAGTTACAGGCTGTCACCTTACAGCGTGTTTGTAGTACATGAGAAAAAGACAAGGACCATAGTATCCACCAGGATGAGGGACAGAGTTGTGCAGAGGAGTCTTTGTGATAATTACTTAACTGAATATCTGACAAAGAGCTTCATCTATGACAACTGTGCATGTCTTCCCGGTAGAGGTACAGACATGGCCAGGAGGAGGCTCAAATGCCACCTGCAGCGGTTCTACCGGAAGCACGGCCTTGACGGCTGGGTGCTGAAGGTTGACATCCATGACTTCTTTGGCAGCACACCACATGATGTGGTGAAGGCTGCAGTGGACAAGAGGATCCCGGATCCGTGGGTGAAGGAACAGATCTACACCATTGTGGACAGCTTCACCAATGTTGCTCCTGATCATGGAATGGGACTGGGATCACAGATCACTCAGCTGGTACAGCTGGCAGTCCTGGATGATCTTGACCACTACATCAAGGAAGTGCTCAGGATCAAAGGTTATGTCCGTTATATGGATGACTTCATCCTGATCCATGAGGACAGGGATCACCTGAAGCGGTGCCTGTCAGAGATCACTGATCATCTGCATGGTATAGGGCTGGAGCTGAACACCAAGAAGACGGTGATCCAGCCGGTCAGGAACGGCATCCACTTCCTTGGTTTTTCTTTCCGGCTCACTGAGTCCGGCAAAGTACTGCAGACGGTCCTGCACAAGAAAGTCAGCAAGGAGCGGAGGAAGCTCCGGAAGCTGGTGCAGAGGGTAAAGGCCGGAGAAATGACAAGACAGCATGTGGATGAGTGCTACAAGGCATGGAAGGCCCATGTTGCCAAAGGGAACTGTCAGAGTTTGCTATCCCGGATGGATTCCTATTATGTCAGCTTATACGCATAGGAGGAAAGATATGTTTAAGTACAAAAGCGTCAGATCTCAGCTGAGGGAAGCCCAGAAGACCAACATCCAGCTTAGAGAGCAGATGGAGCAGACCAGAGCTGATCTGGAATTTGTAGCGATCATGGCAGAAGTTGAGATCCCTGAAGAAGAGGATCAGGAAGGAGCGGAGTGATGGAACACAGTGCGATCTTTGAGAAGGCCGTCATGTACTATGAGGAAGGCCGGTGGAAGAAGTCATACATCAGAGCACTCACAAGGGCTGGTCACCTGACTCCGGCAGAGTATGAGGAGATCACCGGAGAAGAATATGAGTGAATAGAAGGAGCTTTGTGAGTATGGGAACCAAAGAGTTGATTGCTGCAGTAGTAGTTGCGGTCCTTGGCTCCAACGGCCTATGGGCATTCCTGCAGAGCAAGAGTACAAGGAAAACGGCAAGAGACCGGATGATCCTTGGCCTTGGTCATGCAGAGATCTTCCGGGTGGCAGAGAAGTACATCCACAGAAACGGAATCACAATGTCAGAACTGGAAGACCTGGAGAAATATCTTTACAAGCCTTACTCAGATATGGGAGGCAATGGCACTGCTGCTGCCATCGTGGCCAAATGCAGAGAGCTTCCCATCATCACAGAGCAGGAGGCCGAAAAGAGGGACACAAGGACCAGAGGAGAAGAATCATGAAGAAGGTTAAACCGGAAACAATTATCAGGACAATCGTCCTGACCCTGGCACTGATCAACCAGGCTTTGGCCATGTTTGGCAAAGAAGCCCTTCCTATCACTGAGGATGAAGTGTATCAGGTCTATCGGGGCATCTCATACTTCATCACGCTGTGTACTGCTGTATGGGCATGGTGGAAGAATAACTCCTTTACTCAGCCGGCCATCAAAGCGGATGAGTACATGGAGCAGCTCCGGAAGAATCAGAATTAATTGAACGAATGCAAAGGAGGTCTGAGTGATCAGGCCTCCTTTTTGAATTGAGGAGGTCACAAATGAGTTGTTGGACGGCCGAAACAGAAAAAATCATCAAAGCACATCAGGGAGATTTTAACTCTTCCAACTGGCAGAACAAGCTGAAGGAGTATGGTGGATACTCTGCCTATCTTAACAAACTTGGTGGAGTCTTTAAGAAGTGGAATGGCAAGAATGCCAATGTCAAAACAGCAGCACAGTTCCAGGAGATAGCACAATATGTTATGGGCCTCATGGCCATCTATGGATTCAATTACAACAATGGATCCTTTACTGTCCGGTGGGGTGGTGGATCTCCATTCTATCCATCAGCTAACAGTGGACGCTGCAACTGGGGACAGATTGACAAGCTCTGCTCATCTTCTGAAAAAGCAAAGACTACCAACTGCAACTTTGGTATGGACAGCTTCTACTATAAGTGTGGCATCATGCCGGGCCGGGTTGAGCTTTCTGACATGTTCAAGTGGCAGGCAAGGCATTACAAGGTCATCCGTAAGAAGTCGGATCTGAGGATTGGTGACCTTGTGCACATGTTTGGTGAACCTGTTACCAGTGATGATCCTAACACCTGGGAAGACTGGCACCATGTCTGCTGTGTTGGTGAAAAGCGTGGGAGTACGGTCATCATGTACGATACCGGAAGCAGATTCATCAGCACTGGTAACTTCAAGAAGGAGTTCACTGTCAACAGCAAGAATGAGTGCACCGGTGTCTATGATTCATACAGAGGCTGGGTAGGGATCCGAGTTGTAGAGCTTACCGGGAACAACGGTGAAGTGAAGGTCAACTCTGACTATGCGGTAGAGGTCATTACCGGCAAGTGGGGCAATGATGCAGTAAGAGTATCCAAGCTGGGCAGCCGGTACAAGGAGGTCCAGAGGATTGTCAACTATTACCTGAACGGCACCAAGGAAGGCCGTGCTGCATACCTGAGAGCAGCAGCCAGCTATGTCCTGAAGGGCTTTGCAGGAAAGGCTAAAGAGCGCAAGAAGTTCTTTGGTAAAAACTACAATGATGTGCAGACCAAGGTCAACTGGGTGTGCAAGACTGCTGAAGAAGTCCTGAATGGCAAGTATGGTAACAATGACGAGCGTAAGAAAAAGCTGGGAGTTGATTACCAGCTGGTGCAGGATCAGGTCAACAGGATAGCATGAGGAGGTGTGTATATGGCTGACAGAGTATTAGATGTATCTGAGTTCCAGCCGGAGAACATCGACTGGGCAAAGGTCAAGAAGGCCGGCTATAAAGTGATCATCAGGATGGGCCTGAGAGGATCACTGAAGAGCAATCCGGCAAAGTACAAAAAGATCTGCTATGATGAACACTTCAAGATCTATCTTGATGGGATCATCAAGGCCGGGATCCCTTACACCGTGTACTTCTTCCCTACTTCCATCACGGACCAGGAAGCGGATCAGGAAGCTGACTGGATCATCATGAACCTTGGTGGACCTGCTCTGGACATGCCTGTGTATCTGGACTCTGAGAACGTCTATGGCAAGAACGGTGAGCAGGGCCGTGCCAACAGCCTCAGCAGGGATCAGAGGACAAGGCTCCTGAAGCGGATCACTGACAAGCTGGTGGCAGCAGGCATTCCCTGTGGGATCTATGCGTCTACTTACTGGCTGCAGAACAAGATCCGCATGGACCAGCTGCAGGATCAGGTGGTGGACAACACCTGGTGCGCTCAGTACAATACTACATGTACCTATGACGGCAGGTATGTCATGTGGCAGCACACCAGCAAAGGAAAAGTTGATGGTATCAATGGAAACGTTGATATGTCCGTGATCAAGGGCAAGTTCAACATGTCCTGTCAGAAGAAGACAGAGAAACCTGCTGACAAGGACGTGGCCAAGATCATGACATTCCCTGTCACGGATCCTGTGCAGATCTCCAATTCCGGATCCGATGAAAACGGCAACTACCATGGAGGCAGGGCAGGAGACAACACC